TACCCGTCGTGCCTGTCGCACCCTGCGAACCAGTGGAGCCTTGATACCCTTGGTTTCCCTGCGCTCCGGTAGAACCTTGAGAACCCTGATAGCCCTGATAGCCCTGATAGCCCTGACTTCCTGTTGAGCCTGTCGAGCCTTGCGAGCCGGTTGAGCCTTGGCTACCAGTGGTGCCCTGAAATCCTTGTGTTCCTTGAACACCTTGTGCGCCGTTTCCTGTGGTGAGAAGCGTGGCGGTGAAAATACTGTTTTGGTATGCAGAACTGCCAACAACTTGTTGGCTGGTCGTGTTTGAGGTGTAGGCGGTGACATACACATAGTCGGTTGAGCCGTTGAGGTAGACAGCCTTAGAACCATTGACCGTGCGTGGGTTGTTGCTGTCAATCGTTGAGCCGATAATAAGGAACGTTCCACTACCAACGGTGTGCAACTGAATGTTGTTCTGACCTGTTTGCCCAGCCGTTCCCGTCTGCCACTCAATAGAAACGTCAATGAGGTAGTAGCCGGGGATAGTCGGCTGGAAGCGATAGTTTGGTGAGCCGTTCCACCAGCCTTGTGGGTCGGCTGTAGCCGTGAACTGAATAGTCTGGTCAGAGCCTTGGGTGATTGTCTGGTTGGATGCCAAAGCACCGATAGTGACGTATTGGCTAGCCGTGAGCAAGCCACCCTGTGTTCCTTGCGTTCCTTGATTACCTTGGTTTCCCTGACTTCCGGTTGTTCCTTGGAATCCTTGTGAACCCTGAAAGCCTTGCGCACCTTGACTTCCTGTAGCGCCTTGATTACCTTGGAACCCCTGAGAACCTTGCGAACCTGTCGTCCCCTGAAATCCTTGTGTTCCCTGTGCGCCCGTAGAACCTTGCGAACCTGTAGCACCTGTTGAACCCTGAGCGCCCGTCAAACCCTGAGAACCCGTTGAGCCTTGGTTTCCTTGGTAACCCTGTGTTCCCTGCGAGCCGGTATTCCCTTGATAACCCTGAACACCTTGGAACCCTTGTGTTCCTTGGGTGCCAACGATGCCGTCCAAGTTCACCGTCCACGTCGTGAACGTTCCTGAGCCACCAATGGTTGTCACGTTCACTGTCATGGAGCCTGTGGCGACGGTGTATGCGGTGATTGTTCCAATCATGTAGTTGGCTGGCGTGCCCGTGTTGTAGATGCGCACGGTCTGACCGACGGTGTATGCAAGGTAGGTGCCGACGGTAAGGGTCTGGCTGCCCGTAGCGATGGTCAGCGAGGTGGAACTTGTGGTTGCGTATGAAGCGCCTTGGTTTCCCTGATTCCCCTGAAATCCTTGCGTCCCTTGTGACCCCTGATTACCTTGAAATCCTTGATTACCTTGAAATCCTTGATTACCCTGATTGCCTTGTGCGCCAGTTGTTCCTTGATTTCCTTGATACCCTTGGCTACCCTGTGAGCCGGTGGAACCTTGCGCACCAGTTGCACCAGTAGTGCCCTGAGCGCCGGTTGAGCCTTGTGCGCCGGTGTTGCCTTGGTTGCCTTGAAAGCCTTGGTTGCCTTGATAGCCCTGACTACCCTGCGCCCCCGTTGTTCCCTGTGCGCCCGTTGAACCCTGATTACCTTGTGAACCCTGTGCACCAGTTGAACCCGTCGCCCCTTGTGCACCCGTCGTACCCTGAAAGCCCTGTGTTCCTTGGTAGCCTTGGTTTCCTTGGTAGCCTTGGTTTCCTTGTAAACCTTGGTACGTCACTTGCTGAGCAGTGAAAATGACGCTTGGGGTGGCTGGGACTGTGGGGCCAGTCTGGGAGCCAGTGGCGGCGATGGAAATGGTCGTGCTTGACGGTGCCCACACCAACTGAACGTAGTCGTTGGCACTGACGTTAATGATGTAGTTGACGGCAGCAATCAGCGCACCAGAGCCACCATGCGAAGTCCCAGGCACGTTATACGTCGAGTTGCTGTCAATGACATCCGTACCGTTTTGACGGAGCCATACATCCACGTTGTCAGAGTTGCTGTCAGAGTTAGCAAACTGAATCGAGTATTGGATGTTGTACGTTCCGGCGGCGGCGAACGTAACTTGGTTTCCACTGGCGATGGTAACGCCGTAGTTGGCACTCACCGTGTTGATGTTTACGACGTTGGAAACCGTTGTAGATGATGCCGTTTGGGTCGTCGTGTCGTATGCCGAGATGTAGTTGGCGATTACACCACCGGCACCCTGCACGCCTTGATACCCTTGTGCGCCCTGACCAGAAACCTGCGTCCAGTTGATGTTGTCGGTGCCGATAAGGATTACACCACCAGTACCAGTACCAGTCGAAATCATCTCGTAGGTCTTACCAGCGTTGCTTGTTCCGGCGATGGTGAGCGTGTAGTCGCCAGCGGTCACCTCGCCAGCAATGGAATCGTTGTAGTCGGTGGCACGGGTAAGTATCCACGGCGTTGACCCCGAGCCGGTTGCCGTTACGGTGTAGATACCGTTGTACTTGGCGTTGGTGTTTCCGGCAACTAGAACACGTTGGTTGGCGGTCAGGGTAACGCCGTCAATGACCAAAGCGCCGTTTGCAGAAGCGGTCAGTTTTGCGCCGATGCCGTAACCGCCACTAGCGTCAATCGTGCCAGCCGTGTAGGTGGAAGAGTTCGTCGTTCCGGCGGTGTCGGCAACCTCAACAGATGAGTGAGCGTTGAGTGATGAAGGCACTCCCTGATTACCTTGATTTCCTTGGAACCCTTGATTACCTTGGAATCCTTGAAATCCTTGCGTACCTTGCGTACCCTGAAATCCTTGAACGCCTTGCGTCCCCTGATTTCCTTGGTTTCCTTGACTACCCGTCGAGCCGGTGAAACCCTGATTGCCCTGAGAACCTTGTACTCCCTGCGTACCTTGGAATCCCTGACTGCCCTGAACACCTTGGTTGCCAGTTACTCCTTGGTAACCCTGATTTCCTTGGCTACCAGTCGCCCCCGTCGAACCTTGCGAGCCAGTAGAACCTTGACTACCCGTGGTTCCTTGATTCCCCTGTGTTCCCTGAGTACCCGTAGAACCTTGGAACCCTTGATTACCTTGACTGCCTTGTGCACCAGTGGAGCCTTGTGTGCCCTGCGAACCAGTAGAACCCTGAGCACCCGTGTTTCCTTGATTTCCCTGAAAGCCCTGATTCCCTTGTGTTCCGGTGGAGCCGGTCGAACCTTGGAACCCTTGGTTACCTTGATTTCCCTGTGAGCCTGTTGTTCCTGTGGCACCCTGATTCCCCTGTGAACCTTGGAACCCCTGAGCGCCCTGCGCTCCGGTAGAACCCTGAGAACCAGTAGCGCCAGTGGAACCCTGCGAACCTGTAACTCCTTGACTTCCTGTTGCTCCTTGGTTGCCCTGTGTTCCAGTGGTGCCTTGTGTTCCTTGACTGCCTTGCGAGCCTTGATTACCTTGCGAACCGACGTTGCCTTGATTACCTTGAAAGCCTTGTGCCCCCTGTGAGCCAACATTCCCCTGATTTCCCTGTGTTCCTTGATTACCCTGTGCGCCAGTATTTCCCTGATTACCTTGAAAACCTTGAGAACCAGTAGTGCCCTGAACGCCTTGCGTTCCCTGACTACCCGTTGAACCCTGTGCCCCTGTGGAACCTTGTAAGCCTTGGAAACCCTGATTGCCTTGCGAGCCTTGTAAACCTTGTGCGCCTTGTGTGCCCACAACGCTCGTGTACGAGAGTGACGTTCCAGCGGGGTTGACCGCAAGGACTTGGTTAGCCGTACCGAGGGGCAGGCGAGAGAAGGCGTTGGCGCCAGAGCCGACAATGAGGTCACCAACCGCTTGAACCAAACCCACCGTATTGGAGACGGCGTAGTTGGCTTCGGAGATGTCGGTGACTCCGATGATTGGAACAACAGATGCGTTGGCGGCGTGCGCAACACCAGTTCCTACGGTGGCGGTGTCGTAGGCTCGGACGACGTTGAGAAGCGTGACAGTGCTGTTCGTCCAAGTGTATGAATTGGCAGGAACGTAGACGTGTTCTTCGAGAGAGGTGTTGTAGTCGAAGGCGAGGAAGAATCCGCCACCCACACCAAGACCAACCCAACTTCCAACCCCCGTAGAGAAGGTCAGTGAAATACTTGTGTCTGTCGTACCAATGCTGTTGGTCAGAAGGGCGGCAACTGGTTCGCCCGTGTAACTGTTGAGCGTGTAAGAAGTTCTTGCCATTTCAGCCCCTAAGGGTTATCCCCCTAGTTGCTCAGCAACCACGTTGGCGTGACCTTCAGAGTGTCATTCGCACCCAAGGTCGGACCTGCGTTGGTGGCGGAACCATCAGCAAAGTTGGCAGCATAGTAAATGTTCCCCGTTGTGGTGCTGGAAACAGCATCAGTAATAAAGTACCCGTTCGCCTGTTGCCACGAACCAGTCGCCGTGAACGTGACTTGACCGCCCGTGGTCTTTTCACCATTGAGGCTGTCGCCAATGTCCACCGTCGCACCAGAGTTGTGGTTGCTCGTGAGGTACGCCGACAAAGTAAGCGTCGTGCCGTTGATGCCGGTGATGACACGGGTTTCTGGCGTGCCAGAAGGGTCAATCAAAGCGGTCATGCCAATCGCAACGCCAGAGGTGGAAGCAACCGAAATCGTCCACGGAGTAGTAGAAGCGGTAACCGCCGACGAAAGGGTGGTGGCGAGGATTGGCGAACCAGACGTATAGGCAGTCGCCGTAGCGATGGCGCCCCACGTCACGGTTTGACGTGAGTAGCCCGAAGCGCCAGTTCCCGAAACACCCCAAATCTCGTAGCCACCAGAGTTCAGCGTGGCGAGGGTGAGATTGGAAGCGGGGACAGTAGTGCCGGACAGACCAGTGAAAAGACCGAGGTAGTAGGTGGGAGCGGAACCAGAAGGCGTGGTGCCGTTTGGCACGGCGAGTTGGTTAAAAATCTTGGTCAAGCCTTGGTTAAAAAATACCTGCGCCACTGTCTCACTCCTATAAAGGGTTTGTGCTATGTCTATTGTGCCACAAGATTGGGGAAATCAAACCCCTACCAGTATTTGAAATAGGTGAGAATGGCGTTGATTGAGGCGGAACCGTAGGACGACGAGTTCACGGGAACAATGTTGTCAGGGAACGAGAAGTAGGCGTTTGGGGTGCTGGTGGCACTAATCCAAAAGTGCTTCCAACTGGGCCGTTCCTCTGGGTGGTCAAAGGTTGTTTTCATCGTGCCCTTTTTTCAGCATAGCGTGCAACTTTAGGTTTAGGCGATGGAGTTCGTGAATTTCGTGCTGGACACTTTTGATTATTTCACTGCTGGATTTGGAAATCGAGAGGTGCGACAACGCTTGCTCTGCTGCCACCGCATCAGCACGCTTGGCTGCGATGAGAAGGATTGCCCCCTGCAAGCCAGCCAGCATGGAAAGGAACAGGTTTAGGAGAATGAACGGGTACGGGTCGAAGCCCTTGTTGTTCAGCCAATAGACGTTTGCGCCCGCCCAGACAACCATGATGCCGAGGAAGGCAAACACAAATCCCCAACTACCCATCCTGTTCCTCACAGCGTCAGCGGCTTTTTCACCACGGCTAAGTTCGGCACCCGTGCGGACGCCTGGGAGTGGTGTCCAAGGATTGGAAGCGTCGTACCAGATTTCGTTTTCTATGCCGTCAGTCCACTCACTTGACATGAATGACCTCGGCTCTGGTGATGATGTTTACGTTGGGCAGTTTCTCTAGCATTTGCGCAGGGGGACGGTTTGGGTAGATGGCGTAGGTTTCCAATCCTGCCGCCACAGCCACAGCCATTTCCACCTTCGCACCCTCACTGGTTGACCAACCCATGAGAACGGCGATTGCGTCACACTCTAGGAGTTCCTTCAGGTGTGCCCTGAACGCCTCTGTAAGGCTCACAGTCTCGTCTGGGGTATCTCTGCCCTCAGTTGGGCTGTAAACGTCGTATCCTGCCCTCTGAAGGGCATCTGAGGCTTTGTGAAAGGCTGGGAAGTTGCCCTGAGGTATGCCACTCATTGCACCGCTGATGTAAAACTTCATAAGTGACCCGTAAACAACTTTTATTTAGTCTTGGCAACGGGTCTTTTTTTGGCGGGAGCCTTTTTCACTGCGGGGGCAAAGGCTTTTTCTTCCAAAACAGGCTCTTCGGTAGGGGTAATTTCCTCAATTTCAGCCTTGGTCAATGGAACGAGGTAATCGGTGCTGATGAGCGAGTAAAGCGTCGCCCAGTTTGATGCGTCCACAAGGTCGCCTACTTGGTAACTAAAGTCGCCAGCAGAAAGGACTTTTGTGACACGGTGTGTTGGAGTGCTCATGAGATTTAGCGTACCACAGTAAAGCAAAATCCCCCCCAACCCGAAGGTCGAGGGGGATTTCACTGAACGACTTAGGAACTTAGATGATGCTGTTCCAGAAGTAGCCGAGGTCGGCGGCAACAACCTTGTCGTCAAAGGCGATTTCGCCCTCAACACGGTCAGCCTTCAACTCTTCCATTCGGAAGCGTGAGACACCAACCGTCGTGCCAAGACCGCCCGACACGCCAGTCCACATAAACGTGTAACCAGCCGAAGGGGTCATCAAACCGGGGTTGGGAGCCGAGTAGCACAGCAGGGCGTTGTTGTTGGCGGTGAAGTTGTACGCACCAGTCAAACCTTCGTCAGCGTTGTTCACGACTGCCTTGGCAACCAGCACACGGTCAAGACCGAACAACTGCGCAAGCAGGTCTTCGGTGATGATGGCACCAGTCTGGGTGTACTTGTAACGGTCAACCAGCGTGGGGTGGGCCTTCAACTTCTGAAAGACGGGGTACGACAACACGAGGGTGTTGGGCTCGTAACCAGTGTTCTGAAGAACGGTGTACTTGGCGTACTCAACGTCCACGATGGGCAGAGCGTTGGTGTAGTCAGACCACTTGACGGTGCTGTTCGTACCGGGGACGTAGGTCGTACCGCCCGAGGTGTAAGCACCGGCGACGGCATCGGTTCCCCAAACGCCACCCTGAAAGAAGTCCGTAGCCCACTGAACCTCACGACGGAGCAAGAGACGCTGAGTAACAAACTGCGTCGCTTCCATGTCGGGGTTGAGGGGGTTGTCGGCGTTGGCACGAGTCTGGTCGCCAATGTCCTTGTGGAAGGCGAACACGTCAGCCTGATAGGTGTCCGTGGTGAGGCCGTAACCTGAACCAGCGGAAGCCGTACCGTCGGCACGGCGCTGGGCTTCGTCACGGAACCAGTCGTCCTTCGTGTACTTGAAGTACAGGTTCGACTTCTTGTCCACTGGGATGACAGGGAAAACCTTGTCCGCAATGAAGTTGTTGGTGTTCTGCAAGTACGCAACCGAGATGTTCGTCAAGATTGCGTCAATGTGAACGTTGTTTACTGAGGGCTGTGGCATTTTATTTCACAAACCTTTCTAACTAGACGTTCCGCACCGAAGCGGCGGCGGAAAGAGCGACGGTGATGACATCGTTCGCAGCCGTTGAAGGCGTGAGAGCGGTGCCGACGATGAACGACAGACCCGAGGCCGCAGGCACGTAGCCGGTGGTCGAGGTGGTCGAGAACGTACCAGTGATGGCACGACCCGAAGAGTCAATCGTAATGGGGTCACCAGCGGCAACAGCGGCACCAGAAACAACCTTGGTGATACCAGAAACCGTGATTTCGGCTTCGGAGTAACCCTCTGCCTGCAAGTTGGAGTTCAACTTAACAGTGGGCTGGTTCTGAAGGACACCGATTGGGCGGTCAGTCGTGGCGGTCACTGAGGTGGCAACGGGGCCGTTACCGTAGGGCTGTGACGAAGGAGTCACGTTTACGGTGGCGGTACCAGTGGTAGCCGTAGGAGCCGACATGGTGATTACCGTGATTGAAGTACCACTGTAGGTGATGCCAGTGATGAATGCACCCGAAGGAACGTTGGTACCCGAGATGGGCGCACCAGTGACAATGCCAGCGGAGTTGGCTACGGTCAGCGACGTAATCGAAGCCGAGCCAGCAGTGACAAGACCAGTGAAAGCGGACGAAGCCTTAGCAGCGACCTTCACAAACTTGAACTGGTAGGCACTGGAAACGACGCCGTTGGTAACGGTTCCGTTGAGGGTGTTGTCGGCGGTCAAAGAAATCTTGACGGCGTATGGGTTCTGCTCAAAAGCCATGATTAACGACCTTTCTCATTGAGGTACGAGGTGTAGAGGTCAGGGTTGCTCTGAGCAACAGCCATCAACGCCGCCTCAAACGAAGGAGCCGTACCAGCAGCAACAGCCGCCTTAGCAAGGCTTTCCATCTTTGAGAAAGCATCGTCGGTTGCGACAGGAGCGTCCGAGCCGACCTCGGTGAATACGACGTTGGTTTCGACGAGGGCGTTAGCGCTGTCGAGAGCCTTCACAACTTCGTTGGCGAGAACGCCATCACTCTCGGCGAGGCGACGAAGCGCAGGGCCAACGATGGTGGGGTCAATGTTGAGGTGCGACCAGCCAGCAGCCTTGATGACAGCGGCCTCATCAGCACGAGCCTCACGCTCGGCAATAAGGGCGGCCTCAGAAGCAGCAGCCTTGCGAAGGGCAGACTCGGCGTTAGCCGAAGCCTCGTCCAGCATCTTGCGAATAGCCTGTGGCATCGCCTTGATGATGTCAGCCTCGCTCGCAGCCTCAGGAACGATGACAACTTCGGTCATCTCTGAAACTTCAGACATAGTTTTCTCCTTGAAAACTTTGAGGGTTTCCAAAACAGCGTTTACTGCTTTGGCGGTGTCCAATGAAATCTCGTCTGCTTCGATTTCCTCAGCAGGCAACTCGGTTACCTCTTCAACAGGGGCAACTTTGTCCAAGACTTCAGTGGGACGTAGTTCGTCAAGCACCGCTTCAGCATCCGCAGGGCTTGCCGACTTCATTACTACCCAACCATCGTGCAGGTGCGCCGGGTGGTCAACACCCGACGTTTCCTTGATGCTCAGTTTCACGAGTTTGCGAGCCATTCGCTTCTGCTTTCTACGACTTGACCAAACGGGAACCCGTAGGTCTTGACAAGATAAACAGTAGAGGCAGTTTTGGAAATGTCAAGTGTCAAGTATCTGACACGACAAAAAACAATTAGAAGGGGTCGTCGGGGGTGGTAGAAAACAGGGGACAGATGTTCTTGAAGGAGCACCACTTGTCGCACAGATTGTTGGCAATAGGCGGAAAGTAGCCAGCGTTGTACCAGCCCTCAATCTTTGCCCACGCCTCTCGCACACGGCGCTCTGCGTATAAAACATCTTCATCGGTTATATCAATCACCAGCGTCTTGCCGAACTGAACGTAGAGCAATCGAATTTGGGTGGGGCGTTCTCCGAGGTACTTTTCACACAGGTAGGCGTAAATTTTGGCGGGCAAGATGGCGCTTGACTTGTAGGCATCTGTTGGCACTTTGCCTGTTTTGTAATCCACAATGATGAGGTTGCCGTCAGCACTACGGTCTAAGCGGTCTAAAATGCCACGCAAAATGTATCCGCCCATGTCTGCGTCCATTTGGATTTCGATGCCTTCCGAGGTGATTTCGGCGGGGTTTTCCATCGCAAAGTAGTTACGGATGTACTTAGAAAGGTCACGAGCAAACGTTTGTTTCCCCACCTCGTCCAGCCCCATTTCTCTGGCAATTTCGTCGCTGACCAAAGTAGGGAACAACTCACGCATAACTTCCATGGTGTATTCGATTGTGCGCAGTTCGGGTGTTTCTTGGGTTCGGATAAACATAATTTCCAATATTTCGTGGAAAACCGTACCCCGATAAGTAGCCATTTTTTTGGTTTCGGGCAACCGCTCAATAGTGGAGTATTGGTACTGACGTGGACACGTCTCAATTTGGTTTACACGGCTTGGTGATACGCCGTAGGGCTTCTCACCCAAATACACAGGAACACTGGACACAAGAATAACCCTACCAGTTAGTTGTTATACGGTGGTGAACTAACTAAAAGGATTTACAAATGTATTGTATTTAATAACTTTCGCAAGAATTTTCGCAATACCTTGAGCGATGCGCTTTGCTTCTTTGCGGTTTTTGGCGTATATAGAAAAGTCGGCAACTGGGGCAACAACTCCGCCCTGATTCTCTCTACGAATTAAACGGAGTTCGCCGTACTCCTTACCTTGCCAAACAATAAAACGAAACTGGTTTAGGTCTGCTTGTTGCTGATTGAATTCGTCAACCTCTGACCACTTCAACCTTTTTCTAATTATCATTAGCGTGCGAGGTTTCCTCTACGTACTGAACCAAATTGCTCGCAGTGGCAAATGAACTTAAAGCGTCAATCTGCCCCTCTAGTTTGGTGATGTGCTCACCGGCGTCTATCACTGCCTTAGTCAATCGCTCATTGTCCGTCGCCAGACTTGAGAGGGTAGTGCTTTGCTTGTGGGCAATGTTGATGAGAGTGGTGATGTCGTTGTCGTCAGGGGTGCCCTGAACAATTGCTCGCATAATGCGTTCGGTTAATTCTTCGAGGGTACTACTCATAACACTCTCTTTAGTAGGGGGGTTGTCTATCCCTAGTGTAGCACATTAGTACTAAAAATCAAGTATTCCCTATGTATCGGAGCAAAGAAGCAATCTTGCTTCCCCTCGTGGCGGTGTATTCCACCTCAGTTGTTTTGTGGCAATCGGCGCATTTGAGGGGCATGGGATTGGCAATTTTCAGAACTCGCCAGTCGTGATTGCAGAAACGAGGGTCGCCGTCATTAACTAAACGGATATTTTTGCCCTTAGCACCGATGGTGATACGCCCATTTTTTTCAAGGTTTTTTAGGTAAACCTGAACGGTAGAGGTTGACTTTAGGTCACACGCCTCGCCAATGGCACGATACGTTGGGGCGCATCCCAAGTTCTCCCAGTGCCACGAAATGTACTTGACAATTTTGTCGCTGGCGTTTTTGCTTATACCCATTACCCCACTATAGCAGAGTGGTGTTACAAGAACCTAGTTCCAGTTGTGAGCCACGGTGTCGGAGTTAAGTCGAACAGTTGCACGGTACCAACCAGTCGCACTTTATAAATTTCTCCTAGATTTCTCGTGCGCTGTTTGTTCGGTCTGTTGCCATCTGCGAAATATAAGCGGCATTATCAGACGCCGAATGTAAGTATTCAGAATTCCCCGATAAGACCGGATTTGTCATTGCTTCAGAGGCATTTTTGTGCGCCAAAGATGCCGTCTCATGCGCCGTCGCAGCGTGCTCTAAAGCCCTTGCTTTTTCACCACTAGCACTTTTGATTTCCTCACGAAGTTGGTCTGCCTGAGCCTGATGAGCGGTAGCAAGTGCTTGGTGCCCCTCGGGGGTGGGGTTTTGAGCCAACTGTTGCGCTTTGGCTCCGAGGTCATCTCCATATCGCCCCTCAGACTGGTAACGATTGGGGTCAGACTGACGAGGTATCGTAGACGTTCCCGTTCCGCCAGTGTGCTGATTTCCATGGAAAAGGTGCCCAATGATGTCGCCCTTGGCGAATGCCACCCATTCAATTATTTCGATGTCAAGAGCATCCATAAGACAAATCTTATGCCATTATTTTGGAAATTAGAATTTTCAAAAACGTCATTGACGACGCTTTATTTCACTGCTAGACTTCGCCCGACTGACTTGGGGGCGCTGGACACAACGCCAAGGACATTCACACCGACCCCTGCCGAAAGGTGGGGGGTTCGGTCTATTGGGGTCTATTTTCTTCCCAGAGTGGCTCAAAGTATTCCACCTCCGCCTTCCCAAGTTTGGAAAGGAGCAGGAACCCGTCAAGATGGTCGGTTTCGTGCTGAAAAATACGGGCAAGAAGTTTGTCGCCAGTAATCGTATATTGGTTTCCATTTAGGTCAAGGGCGGTCAAGGTTGCCGTGTACGAACGAGTAATGCGCCACCCAAACTTTGGAATTGACAAGCATCCCTCGGGCGTTATTTCCAAGTCAAGCGGGTCAATGGTGATTTCTGGGTTAATGGCAATATGCGAGCCAGTCCCATCTCTACTGTCCCAAACAAACATACGCTCGGTAAAACCAAGTTGGTTGGAAGCCAGCCCCACGCCGTCGTGAAAGTACATCGCCTCAATCATTTGGGCAATTTTTATTTTAATATTGTCCGTAATTTCACTGACTGAAGTTGTGGGGGTTTCCAAAACGGGGTCGCCGTAGTAGCGCAGGGGGAGTATTTTGTCATTCACAGCAAGCCCATTTCTTGGCGTGCTTCCTCAAAAAGTTGGGCGGTGAACTCATCGGGGGTCAAATCAGTCTTGGAATGTGCCATCAACTTTCCGCACGCAATGCTGAACGCCCATGTGTACAAGCGCAGTTCTTCGTCAAGGTGGCTTAATTCTTTGCGGTAGCCCACAACCATACTGTCATGCTTGGCGACCAGACTAGCCATGTTACTGCGCAGGTGATTAATATTTTCTTCCAATTCTGTGATTTGCTCACTCTTACGCACGATATTTCTCTGGCACCTTT